TAAAGAGTGGTTAGAGTCTGGTTACGATATAGAAGCGTCTGTAAGGATGCAATATGTTAATGTAGAGTTAGCTATGAACTCTAATGATAAGAGGGATAAAGCAGAGTTAAAGAATTATAACGATAATATTAATAATATAGCTAACAAAGGAGACTTTGAAGAGATTACTCACTTTTGGGTAGTTAAAGAAGCAAAGAATTTAGGAGAATCATCATTAGTATTGATGGGTTCTAATAGTAGTACAGGAGTAATTGAAGCCGTTATAGACACTTCAAAACAAATAGATGAGCCGTTGGAAGACACTCAAAAAGAAGAAGTAAAAGAAAATAAATTAATTAACCGTAGATTTTAAAAAAATGAGTTTCGTAAAGAAAAGTGTTGAAGAAGTTGCTGCATTAACAGAAGAGCAGTTCAAATTGTACCAAGTAGAAAAAGAAGCTGATGAAGCTATCAAAGCAGCTAAAATCGCATCTGATTTAGAAGCTGTTGTTAAGGCTAACGAGAAGTTAGAAGAGTCTTTAAAAGCTCAAGGTTTAGAAATGGCTAAGATGAAAAATGAAACATCTGTAAAAGGTGAATCTAAATCTGTATTAGCTAAGGCTATCGAAGAAAAAGGAGAAGCTATTAAGGCTTATGCTAAAGGTGGTGAATCAAGAGTAGAATTAGTTTCTGAAAAAGCTATTACTGACTATTCAAACCTTACTCAAACAGGACAACTTGACCAAGTAGATAACACGCTATCTAAAATTGCAGTTAAAGCTCCTGTTTTATTACCATTGTTTAAGAAAAAAGCAATGATTACAGAAACTTATTCTTACAGAGATCAAACTTCTGCTGTTAGAGATGCTAAAGGTGTTGCTAAATGTGCTACTGGGTTTACTTCTTTAACTAAAGAAGAGATTGGAATGGTTCGTATCAATGACGTATTGTACAAAGATACAATGGACATCTGTTTAGATTATGCTTCTGATTTTTCTTTCGTAGAATCTGAATCAAGAGAATTGATTAATGAATCAATGGTGTTTAAATTAGATACTGATTTGTTATTAGGCACTAATACAAGTACATCAATGAACTCTATTGATAATGTGTCTAGCGAGTTTAGTGCTGCAAATGCTGCTTGTGTTTTGACTACTTCTATTAAATCTGCTAACTATTCAGATTTGATTTTAGGGATGGCTACACAAATCTTTGAGCTAGGTAAACAAAACTTCTGGAAAGCAAACGTAGCAGTAGTTAACAACTGTGATTACTTCAAGTTTGTTCAATCTGCAAAAGATACACAAGGTAGGTATTTAGACCCTAGAGTTTCAACTGTTGGAGGTAACACTTACATTGGTGATATTATGATTGTACCAAGTACAGACGTAGTACAGAATACTGTTTATGTAATGGATACTTCTAAAGGTACTATTTTAGACAGACGCTCTGTATCATTGGCTTTATCTACTGAGCATAAAGAAAACTTTGTAGATGGTTTTGGTACTTTGTTAGCAACTGCTAGACTTCAATTCTTAGTGAAAAGAAACGATGCTAACGCTTTTATGAAGTGTTCAGATGTTGCGGCAGCAATTACAGCTATCACAGCAGCATAACCAAAAATAGAGGGGGTTTAATTACTCCCTCTTATTTATATGAATATTATTTTCATTAAGGAATACCTTACTTACAAGGTGGGAACGGTATTTGTAAAAACAGATAAAATGACAGCAGAAAGATTAATATCTTTAGGTGTTGCAAAGATAAACAAAGTAAAAAAGAAGTAATAATAAAGGTATGTCTTATGATATACCTTTTTTTTTAAGTAATAATTAACAAACTAACAATATGGCAACTTTTGAATTTATAGACAACGGTAAAAGTTTTAACATCAATTTTAACAATATACAATACACAGCAGGAAAGAATGATGTTGAATTAGTGATAGCTGATGTAACCGCTAATGATGTATTAGAGATACGGAGTAATTCAGCAGAAATAACAGATGTTAAAGTGTTTTTTCCTGATGACACGATAACAGGAGTAGGAGCAGGAAGCACCACAGCAACAGAATTAAGAGACGCTTTATTAGCGATTTTTTTTTTAGATGATGGTACTACCGCTGGGGGTTTAGATAACATTATTGTAGTTAATCAAGGTAATGTGTCAACAACTTTAGGCGGTATTATTGATTCTAACAAAGAATACTTTTTAGATGGTATTATTGATTTAGGAACTACTCAAATAACAGTACCTCCAACAGGTATTACTATTAGAGGTTATTCTTTTGATATAAGCGGTCTAATATCTAGTGAGGATAATTATACCATGTTTATTAGTGAAAGTATCGCTATTGGCTCAGGTAATGTATTAGGTTCTGACTATTTAATTAGTGCAACAGGTGCAGCCTCTAAAGTATATGAGCTTTATGATGCAACAGGATTTAACGCTTTTGAATTTCAAAGAATAAATTATAATGATTGTACTTCTCTAGGTGATATTTACGATTATAGACAAGGTTTAGAAACAGGGACGGGTCGATTTGGTGGTAGTCCTTCTCTTACTTTACACGGTCTTTGGCGTGGTGGTTTTAGGATAACAACTTCAATAGTCAGGGGGTTAGCTGGAACAATGACAGAGCCACTTTTTAAAGAGGGTGTTTTATTTCAAATGAATAGCAGATTTTTAACTGATATAAACGTTGATTTACCTACGTTAGCACCTTTGTTAGATTTTCAACCTGTTAATTTCCCTAATGATTCAACCTTACAATTACAAGCGTGTTTAGTGACTAGAGATGGAGCTTCCAGTCCTTTTGACACTAATATAACTCCTAATGTATCGGAAAAGGATTTATGCTCTATTTGGAAATCAAATATAGGTTTAAATAATACCTTTGTTGGTGGTACTATTGTAACAGTTTCGGAAGTTGAAACTACTATAAGCACGGTTAACGTATGGGAGACATTAGTCAGTACAACTATATTAAGTAATCCTCAACACATGGATAGTCCATCAAACGGTCAATTAAGAAACCTAGGAACAACACCCAGAGAGTTTGAAATCTCAGCGAATCTTAATGTTGATGGAGGATCAAACGACGATTTAGAGGTAAGATTTGTTAGGTATGATAATTTAACATCAACAAACATACCTTTAGATTACACTATACAGAAAAGACCTGTAAATAACTTTACAGGTGGTAGAGATGTAGCGTTTTTTGTATTGTCTGTTGGTGCTTTATTAGATGTTAATGATTATCTATTTATAGAGGTTAGAAACACAACAGACACAAGCAACGTAACCTTGGAGAGTGGTAGTTTTTCAGAATACAAGAAAGATAGTTTAAATGAGTTTTAAAGAGTGGTTATTAATTTAATCACTCTTTTTTTATGTCTTTTTTACTGCAAAGTTTGAAGTTGTTATTTTTATGTATTAGTATTGTGTTATAAATTATTGATTATGAAAGTAGAAATTGACTTTGAAGAATTAAAAAGATTGAAAGAAATAGAGAAAAACGTACTAAATAAACAGTATGAAACTAAAACGCCTTTTTACACAACAAGAAAACAAGACGGTACGGTTCATTTCTTTTTTTGGGAAAATAAAGAGGATATTGAAAGAGCTTATTGGGAAAGATACGGTAAACTAATAGATCAAATGTAATTGTTTATAATGATTGTGTAAACCTCGTTAATTAAAAAACAAAAAATATGAAAACTCAAATAATAGAAAAAACAGATTTAGATAAAGATGGAAATGAGGTTTTACGCCTTGTTAGGCGTTTTTATTTTAGATTCAATAATTTTAAAACAGAAGAAGTATTAAACAGACAAATTCAAAAAATATTTAAAAGAATAAAAATAAAATACGGATATAAAGACAGTTTTAAAATAGATATAGGTTATAGTAATACTGATTTTATAGATGATAAAGCTACTTTAGTACTGGAAACTAATTACGCCTAACTGTTGTCTATGAATAGTGGCGATAGATAGCAGAACAGTAATAGTCACAAACAAAGTAAATAAGTAACGAAAAACAAACTTAAACCGATAACACGGCATTATTTCATAGACCGTGTTATACTCTTTTAAATAGATAATTATGAGTCAATTAAACGACATTAAAAAAACATTTATAGAGTTTGCTAAAAAGTACAACTGGAGCAAACAAGAAACAGCAGAAAATATGGATGCTATTTTAGCTAATTGTGAATGGGGTTTACCTGTTTGTGATGTGTTAGATGAAAGTGGTGAAGTAGATTATGAAGCTACAGCTAAAAAAGAATCTGAATACGTGTATAAATTACTTTGGGGCTAATTGAGTATAACGTTATCGCATAGATATAGTGCGACCACCTAAGAGAAATTAAATTTATTACTCACCAACATAGCATTATATTTATGCTGTGTTGTACATTATAATATTATGAGCGAATTAGAAAAACAAACAGAAAAAACTAGCTTAAGAATAAGCAGGATAAAAGAAGACTTAAAAAAAGAAGAAGACTACTTCAAATGGTTACTTGATTGTTCACTAGTAGAAACATCTAGGTTATACGAAGGTTTGATACTAGAATTAGGTGTAGACATAAGAACAGTAAAAGAAAGGAATAATATGTGTGGATTCACACAATCAGATACAGAGCCTTTTTTTATGGTTGAAACTGCCTTTGTAGATGTAGATAGTTATTACTTTACTAAAGACCAGAAAGAAATAATAGAAGATTTCTATAAAAAACAACACAAAGTAACAAAGGTTAGGTATAGTAGATAACCTTATTGTGTACAACACTGATATAAACAACATTCAAAG